CGCCCAGGCGAAGACCCGATTCGACAAGGCGAAGCTGCTGGCCAAGGCCCGCGACGGCTCGTTCCGTTCGTTGGGCCACGCCGCGGCCGCGCTACGCCTGACCGCCAAGCGGTCCATCCGCCGGCGAAAGAAGGCCTCGGCGGCCGGCCAGCCGCCAAGCACGCATACCCGTCGCCTGCCGCAGTCGATCGTCTACTTCGTCGACAAGGCGACCGGGGCCATCATCGGGCCGGCGGCGTCAATCATCGGCGAAGGCGGCAAGCCGCACGAGCATGGCGGGGACTTCCGCGGCCAGCGGTACCCGAAACGGCCGTTTATGTCACCGGCCTTGGAAAAGGTCAAGCCGCGGCTGCCGGCGATGTGGGCCAACAGCGTCACCAACTGAACCAACCGAGCGAAACGAAAGGACGATCCGATGGGCGCGAAGATGGGTTTCGAGGGGAAAATCTTCTACGGCGTCGCCGGCGGAACCGGCGGCACCGAGATCACCAATTCCCGCGACATCAATTACGACCTCTCGCCCGACAAGGGGGACACGACTGTCCGGGGCGCCGGCACTTCCCCGCCGATCAAGACCTCGCGGGTCACGGCGATCGGCGTGTCGATCGAGTGGACGATGATCCAAAAGGACAACGACGCGGTGCTGGAGGCCCTCAAGACGGCCGCGGCCGCCGGCGTCCCCGTGGCCATCCGCACCAAGGACTACGCCGCCGGCAAGGGCTTTGACGGGGACTGCACCCTCGCGGCCCGTCGCGGGGCCCCGATCGCCGGAGAGCAGACCGTGCAGTTCACGGCTGAGCCGACCGACGAGGGCGGACGCGCGCCGCAGCTCTACGTCTGATCGACGTGTGATGGACGCCAGCGGCAACCCACCGAACCAGTGACCAGGAGCCAGACCGATGCCCACGGGAACCTATAGCGAGCTGCTTGCGATCGCGGGCCTGTCGATGACCCGCAACGTGAGCAAGAGCGCGGACACCGCCAAGATCTACGGGGACGCCTCCGCCCCCATCAATCTTCCCGCGGCCAATGCGATCATTGGCGCGAACTACACCAACGACGCGGACTCCACGGCGACGATCACCGCCACCGCCGGCCACACGCTGGTGACCGGCAAGGCCGACCTGTACTGGGCGGCCGGCGTCCGTTACGGCTGCGATATAACGGTGGCCGTGAACGCCGTGGACCTCAGCGGCGGGGCGGGGGACGCCATCCCCGCGACGGGAACCGCCTGCACGCTGGCCAACCAGGTCACCGTGAACGCCCAGATCGACGGCGACAACGCCAAGCTCATCGGCGTGTCCGCCACCAAGCGGACCCACGTGGACTTCCAGGACGTGGGCAACGCCACGATCCGGGCCCTCACCCTCCAGGCCAACGAACCCAGCATCTGGGACTCAGACCAAGCGGGGGCGAACCCCTACACCGGCAACCCGATCACCCACGCCCACGTGAGCAACGGCGACTCCGCTGCGGCCGCGACCCTCCAGATCCTCAGCCTCGAAGACTCGACCCCGTAAGCGGCGGACGGGCGCGGGCCTCCCATTTCCTGAGAAATGACCATGGCAAAATTCACCGATTCGGAAGGCCGCCCCTGGCCGCTGCGGATCACCGTCGAGACCGTCAAGGTGGTCCGCGCGGAGCTGGGGATCGACCTGGCGGACCTCTCGGGCAAGACGCTCGAGCGGCTCGCCGACGATACCTGTTTGCTGGTCGACGTCCTGTGGGTCCTTTGCCGGGCGACGGCCAAGGAACGCAGCGTCTCCGACCGCCAGTTCGGCGAGGCCTTGGTGGGCGACCCGATCGACCAGGCCACCGAGGCCCTGCTGGAGGCGATCCTGGATTTTTTCCCGAGCCGCAAGCGGGCACTGCTCCGGGCCGTGGCCGACAAAGCGGAGACGGCCCGGGCCCGGGCGCAGGACCTGGCGACGCAGAAGCTGGCCGATCCGGAGCTCGACCGGGCGATGACCGAGGCCATGACGGCGCGGATGGAGGCCGAGATGCAGGCCGCCTTGACGCGATTGAGGCAGCCTGCCACCTCGCCGGCCTCGCCCGCGTAGACCCTGACCCCCGCACCCTCCGCGAACTGTTCTGGATGGCCCGCGCGGCGTGGGACCAGACGGCCGCAGTCGTGCAGGCGCTGGCCGGCGGCGACGATCCGCGGGCCTACAACCCGTTGCGGCCGGAGAGCCAGACCATGCGGGAGGTCCGCATCAAGTACAACCCGCAGATCATGGAGCAACTCCACACCAGCGGGCGGGTCGATCCGAAGCTCTTGGAAATGATGGGGTGAACCGTGGCGAGCCGTAGCGACATCCAGGCCGGGGCGGCCTTCATTGAGCTTTATGTGAAAGAGTCCCGCCTGGTCAAAGGCTTGGAAAGTGCCCATCAGCGGCTCAAGGGCTTCGGCACGTCGATCGCGGCCGTCGGCGGGGTAATGGCCGGCTTCGGTACCTCGATCGTGACGGCCCTCGTCGGCGCGGCGATGGAGTTCGCCGAGACCGGCGACGCGCTGGACGAGATGGCCAGCCGGACGGGCGTCAGCACCAACGCCCTTTCCGAACTGTCCTACGCTGCGAGCCTCAGCGGACTCTCGGCCGAGGAGTTGGAGGGCGGCCTGCGAAAGATGCAGAAGGCCGTCGGCGAGGCCTCCCAGGGGAGCAAGTCCGCCGCCGAATCGCTGGCCCGGCTGCACCTCTCGGCCTCGGAGATGGCTGCCCTGGCTCCCGAAGAGCAATTTCTCCGCGTGGCAGACGCCCTGGGGGCGATCGAGGACCCGACCGAGAAGGCCACCGCGGCGATGGACATCTTCGGCAAAACGGGGACCGCGTTCTTACCGCTCTTCGCCGACGGGGCGGAGGGCATCCGCAAGGTGATGGCCGAGGCCCGCGAGTTGGGCATTTCGATGGGCCCCGAGCAAGCCAAGGCTGCGTCCGAACTGGCCGACGCCTGGGACCGCGTGAAGACCGTCGTCAAAGGGACGATCCTGGCGATCGGCGGGGCCGTGGGACCGATGGTCACCGAGGCCCTGGGGATGATCAAGAACGTCCTGGTGGGCGTGCAGCAATGGGTGAAGGACAACGCCGAGCTCGCCCGGACGCTCCTCAAGGTGGGTGTGGGGATCGCGATCGCCGGGGCCGCCGTCACGGCCCTGGGGATGGCCATCATCGGCGTGGGGGCCGTGCTGGGCGGGATTGCCACCATCGCCTCCACCGTCGCCACGGTGGTCGGGGCGATCTTCTCGCCGCTGGGCCTGGCGATCGCTGGCGTGCTGGCGCTGGGCGGGTACCTGCTCTACGTCAGTGGGGCCTTCGGCAAGATCAAGGAGGCGGCGTCGCAATTCGCCGCCGACGTCTCCACGGCCTTCCAGGGAGTGATGGACGCGATCGCCGCGGGGGACCTCTCTCTCGCTGCCGGGATCGCCTGGGCGGGGCTCAAGGTGGTCTACCTGCAGGGCATGGCCTGGCTCAACAAGCTCTGGCAGGGGGCCAAGTGGTACTTTTTGGCGACCTGGCAGGAGGCAGTAACGGGCCTCGCCAAGATCTTCGTGGGGCTGATGTCCTACCTGAAGCAGGCCTGGGCGGGATTCACCGGGGTTCTTGCGGCCGGCTTCGCCAAGGCTGAGCAGCTGGCGTCCTTGGCGAAGACCAACACGGCCCGCACACTGCGGCTGATCACCGACGCGGAGGCCAATGCCCAGCGCGATGCGGCCAATAGCAAATATGCCGCCGCGATCGCCGGGCAGGGCGGCGACGCGGAACGCATCCGCAAGGAAGAGCAGGACACGCTGGCGATCCTCGAGGAGGACAAGCAGCGGTACTACGACCGCCTGAACGCTGACTATGAGCGGAGCCTGACGGACCGCCAGGCGGCCGTCGACGCGGCCCGCTCCGAACTGAACGACCTGACCGGCCAGTCGGCGGCGAAGAAAAAGCTCGCCGACCTCAAAAACGAACAGGACAAGGGCAAGGGCGACGTGGCGGCCGTCGGCATCGCCTCGCAAGGATCCTTCTCCGCCTATGCCGCGGCACTCCTGGGGGCCGGTTCCTGGCAGGACCGCCTGACGAAGGCGGCCGAGGAGACCAAGAAGGAGACCACCAGCGGGAACGTCATCCTCTCCGACATCCGGCGGGCCGTCGAGAACCCCACTGTCTTTGCGTGAGGTATTCATGATCAGCTTCCAAGAGCGCCCCAACTCCCGCGAGTCGAGCGACAACCCCTCGTCAATCACCTACCACTACGTGCTCTCCGGAGTGCCCGACGACATGTTTGCTCGGGCCTACGTCCGCGCGGCCACGCCGGCGATCCTCGGAAACCTCTTTCGCCAGGACGTCCGGCTGAGTCCCCAGGGCCCGGGGCTGTGGTACGTCGACGTTCCCTACGGCACCTCGCGGGCGCTGGCGGCGGGGGCCTACA